GAAGCTATTAAGAATCACATATGTACAGTATGCAATCAATTAGAACAGCAAGGACATAAAGACCTTGCTAATATTATAAGGAGGCTATAATGGCTATAACACAAGCAATGTGTACTTCTTTCAAGAAAGAACTATTGGAAGGTGTGCATAATTTTAAAAACTCAGGTGGAAACACATTTAGATTAGCACTGTATACAAGTAGTGCTACTATGAGTGCAGCCACTACTGCGTATACAACTTCACAAGAAGCTACTGGTACTAACTATACAGCTAAAGGAAACGCACTTACACGTGTCGATCCTGCAACTTCAGGCACAACTGCATTTACAGACTTTGCTGATCTTACATTTGGCACTGCTACTATAACTGCTAGAGGATGTATGATCTTTAATGACACTGCTTCAGGTGATCCATCAGTAGCTGTATTTGATTTTGGTGGAGATAAAACATCTACAGCAGGTTCATTTACTATTACGTTTCCAACTGCTGACGCATCAAACGCTGTTATAAGAATAGCATAAGGATTTAAATGGCAACTGGTTGGGGTAGAGCAGGTTGGGGTACAGATTCTTGGGGTGTTACCTCAGTAGAGGTAGCTGTAACAGGATTAGCTGGCACATCTGCATTAGGCAATGAAACTGTTACTTGTGATGCTAATGTAACTGAAACAGGTGTAGTCGGAACATCTGCATTAAACTCAGTTGTAGCTGCTGGTTTTGCTATACAAGGTGTATCAGGTAATGCATCAACTGTAGGTCTTGGGGATGAGACAGTAACTTGTGATGCAAATGTATTTCCTACAGGAGTAGCAGGTACAAGTGCTTTAGGAAGTATAGGACTTGTCACAGTCAATATACTTTCAATAACTGGTCTTGCCGGAACAACTGCATTAGGTACAGAAACAGTACAAGCAGATGCTAATGTAGCTGTAGACAATGTATTAGCTACAGGAGCAGTAGGAACAGTCACTGTTTGGGGTGATGTAGTTCCGGGAGTTAATAACACATGGTCTGCTGTAGATTCGTCACAAACTACAACATGGAGTGACGTAGCAGCCTAAATGGTTTAATATTTATACAGAGGAAAAATTATGGCAACTTATGTAAATGATTTAAGATTAAAAGAAATTGCAACCGGTGATGAGTCGGGTACATGGGGAACATCGACGAATACAAATTTGGAACTGATTGGTGAAGCTTTAGGTTACGGAACAGAAGCTATAACAACTAACGCAGATACCCACACTACTACAGTAGCTGACGGATCAACCGATCCCGGTAGGGCTATGTATATTGAATATACAGGTACATTAGACTCAACCTGTACAATTACTATTGCACCTAATACTTTAAATAGAGTACATATTATTGAAAATGGAACAAGCGGCTCACAGTCTATTATTATAAAACAAGGCAGTGGAGCAACTGTAACTATACCAACTGGTGCAACTAAGATGGTTTACTTAGATGGTGCAGGTAGTGGAGCAAAGGTAACTGATGCTTTAGCATCTTTAAATTTAGAAACAAGTAAGGTAATAGAAACAACAGCATCAATACAAACACCATTAATAGAATTTACAGATGGTGACGATGCAATAACTATAGCAGATGGTGGTGGCACTACTTTTGCACAAAAAATTACAGCAGATGCTGGTATAGATATTGATAATTTTAATATTGATGGAACTACACTAGCTTTATCAAGTGGTGATTTCACACTTGATGTAGCTGGAGATATTGTTTTTGATGCTGGTGGTTCAGACATAACTCTTTCAGATGATGGGACAGAGTTTGGAAGGTTGAAGCAAGTTAGTAATGGTATGAGAATACAAACAACTGCTTCTGATGCCGATTTGACCATCATGGGAAATGATGGTGGTTCAGAAATAACTGTCCTTACTATTGATATGTCAGAAGCGGGAAATGTTTTATTTCACTCAAATGGTTCAGCTAGTAATCCAAGTATTAGATTTAATGATGCATCAACAGGATTGTTCCATCCGGGTTCAGATGCTCTTGGTTTTGTAGCGAGCGGTACTGAACACATGCGATTACAAGCTGATGGTAAATTAGCTGTAACAGAAATAAGACACATGACAGCTGGTAACCTAGAAATAGGTAATGATGATGAAAAAATCATTCTGAACGCTTCTAGTCAAAATATTCAATTTCAAACAGGAGATGTAGAAAGATTAAAAATAGATTCGGAAGGTTTGAAATTTAATGGTGACACCAATGTAGCTAACGGACTTAGCGATTACGAAGAAGGTACTTTTGTAGCTAATCCAACTATATCAGGTGCTAGTGGTGCAATAGCTTTTAATACTACCAACAATCATCTAAGTTATACAAAAATAGGAAATGTATGCCATGTTCAGGGAACCTTACAAGTTGCTTCTAATAGTGTAAATGGCGGAAGATTAAACATAACAAATCTTCCTTTTACATCACAAAACGGCGATGGTTTAGGTGGTCAAACAATAGTACAAGCGCAAATATCAGCTGGTACAGGTACACAAGCATCAGGATATATAGCCTCAATAGGCGAAGGAACCACCACAGTACAAATACAAACCTATACAGGTGTAGGAACAAGTAACGATAGTGCCATCACAATGGCAGTAGATTCGTTTTTATTAATAGGTGGTTCATATTTAACAACGTAATTATGCTTAGTGGATTCTAAGCAAGGAGAAAATAAAATGGCAATAACAAAAACAATAATAGAAGATAAAATAGAAATAGTAGGAGAACATAAAAATATACAAGTTCGTATGGCTACAGTTATCAAAGAAGGTGGAAAAGAACTTACAAGGTCTTTTGAAAGAAAGGTACTAGAATGTGTAACATCATCGCATGATGGAAGTTCATGGACACACGCAGACACAGATGTATCTGGTGAATCTTCTGAAGTACAAGGTATAGCTACAGCAGTTTGGACAGATGATATCAAGGCTGCGAAAAGAACTGCTAACGAAGCAACACTATAATAAACTTAAATAATGGAAGAAAATTATTTTGTAAACGTGTTAAAAGTATTAGATGCGTCAATAGAAAGAGGCACTTGGAAAGGTGCTGAAATAGAAGGTGTGTCAAATCTACGCAAACTTACTTTGCAAGCAATTAAAAATATAGCAGAAGCTTCTCAACAAGAAGAAGAAGTTGAAGAAGTTGTAGAACCAATCAATAAAAAAGTTGTAGAAAAATAAAATGCCATTAGCTAGGTATACATTTAAACCCGGCATAAACAAAGAAGGGACTTCATATAGCAATGAAGGTAATTGGTTTGATGCTGACAAAATAAGATTTCGTGCAGGTCGTCCTGAAAAAATAGGAGGATGGGTAAAGAAAAGTGTTAATAGTTTTTTAGGATCGGCAAGAAAACTACATCAATGGATTGGTTTAGACACAGATAAATTTATAGGTTTAGGTACACATATAAAATTATATTTACTTAAAGGTAATGCTTTTTATGACATTACACCTGTAAGAGCAACAACAACTAACGGAATTACATTTGCAGCTACAGATGGCAGTTCAACTATTACAGCTACTGATTCTGATCATAAAGCAAACAAAGGGGATTTTGTTACTATTGCTGGTGCAGCAAGTCTAGGTGGTCTAATAACAGCAGCTGTATTAAATCAAGAATATGAAATTGCATCAGTTACAAATGTAAACGTATATACATTTATTGCTAAAGATACATCAGGAGATACAGTAACTGCCAATAGTAGTGATACAGGTAATGGTGGTGCAGGAGTTGATGGTGCTTATCAAATCAATATAGGTTCTGATTTTTACACAAGTGGATTCGGTTTTGGTTCAGGTAACTGGGGTCAAAGTTCTTGGGGAGGTGGTATTAATAGTTTTTCTACACAACTTAGATTATGGACATTAGATAATTTTGGAGAAGATTTAGTTGCTAATCCAAGAGGTGGAAGTATTTATTATTGGGACAAAACAAATGGAGAAACTACAAGAGCAGTAGATTTTTCTACACTTACTAATGCATCTGATACACCTACAATAGCAAATCAAATAATTGTTTCAGAAATAGATAGGCATATTATTTGTATGGGATGTAATCCTATTGGAACTACAACACAAGACCCTATGCAGGTTAGATGGTCAGATCAAGAAAATGCTGCACAATGGACACCAAAGACTAATAATACTGCTGGAGGTTTAAGGCTTTCATCAGGTTCTGAAATTATAGGAGCAGTTAGAACAAGACAAGAAATACTTATATTTACAGATACTGCTTTATATTCTATGCAGTTTATTGGTCCTCCTTTTATATTTGGTATTAATTTAATAACAGAAGGTACAAGCACAGTATCACCACAATCATTTATAAATGCTAATAATGTGGTTTATTTTATGGATCAAGATAATTTCTATATATATTCAGGTTCAGTTCAATCTTTACCCTGTACAGTAAGAGCATATGTATTTGAAGATTTTAATTATGGACAAACATTTAAAGTATTTGCTACACGGAATGCACAGTTTAATGAAGTATCATGGTTTTATTGTTCAAGTACATCAGAAGAAATAGATAGATATGTTACTTATAACTATCTTGAGCAAACATGGTCAATAGGTACATTACCAAGAACATCATGGATAGATGCTGGAGGTGCTTCAAGTAACCCTTTAGCAGCAGGTTCTAGTGGTACATCATCTAATTTTTTATATGAACATGAAGTAGGTTCTAATGATGATGGTTCAGCAATGACAGCCTTTGTAGAAAGTGCAGACTTTGATGCAGGTGATGGTAATCAATTTATGCACATTCAAAGATTAATACCTGATGTTGCTTTTATAGGTACAGATACA